GAAAATTTTTCATAAAGGTTTTGTAATATTGCATCGTTTTGCATATTAGATGCCATCATAACTCCACCACCATTATCGTAACCTGCTCTACCGCCATCTGCTAAATAGAAATTATCTACAAATTTTGGTTTAGGTAAGAATCTTAAACTTGGGTCTTGGTTTCTAGCTTGTGCAACTATTCTTGCAATACTCTCTGGTGTTTGTGAGATATCAACTTCTTCTACTGGTTCTTCTTCCTCACCACCCATAAAGAATGGTGCAGCAATTGCTGTAGCACCTAATCCTGTAAGTGCAGCTCTACCTAAATTAAACTGTCCGTCTTTAGATATTAAAGGAGATAGTATGCCATCAAAAGCAAATTTATTGTTTTTAAAACTACCAAAACCTAATCTTGATCCAAGAGTTCCTAATTGAAATCCACCTAATCCTTTACCACCTAAAAATTGTGGTAGTCCCCCACCACCTGCAAAATATGCACCTGCTCCTAATATAGCAGCTTTACCTAACGGTGATTTAACTACTTTCTTAACAGCACGTTTGGCTTTTTTTACAAGTTTACCTAGAAAATAACGTTGTCTAGGCTCTTCTAAGCCCATGATTCCGCCACCGGCACGTAGTTGTCTTTCCATGTTCATTCTAGATATTGCCATAATTTAGTCTAAATCCTCTTTGTATCGTTTTTTATTGTTATAATCAATCATATATATCGACCAGGTTTGCTATTCCTCCACCCATATATCCAACTCTACCACCGTCAGCTAAAAAATCTCCACCTGGGTCATAAGCATCTTGATAGTCTGTATTACCTAATGCATCTGTAAACTGTCCTCCGCCAATACCTGTAGCTGGATTAGTATAGGCAGCTTCTCCACCATCCCAAGTTCCACCACTTGGTGCTGACCCATCTCTTATATCTGCAAAGTCCGCTCTTCTTTTTCCATACTCTCTATCTAATTCTGCTTGTAATGCAGCTTTTTCTCTCGCTTCTCTTTGTTTGTTAGTTCTAATAGCTTGATAAATTCCAGTAATAGGACCACCTAGTGTATAAGCAAGACCCATCTTAGCCAAATCAGCTCTAGATAAATTATTCGGATTATAATAAATATCGTCGTAATCAATAGTTCCTTCACCAATATCTTCTATGTCAAATGTACCTTTAGAAGAACCAGGACCTGTGTAAGCATATGGATCTTTTGCACCTATAATTGTATTACCATCATCACCGCTATCTCCTTGATCAAATGGTAGAATACGTCTTGGCAATACACTTGCTGTAGTAGTTGCTGTAATTCCACCAGTAGGTATTACTTGTCTAGGCAAACCTCCAAAAGTATATTTCTCTTGAGGTATAAAAAAATTACCTGAACTATATGTTTGTCTATCAGGTGCTGAGTAAAATGTTGGTGCGTTAAATATTGACATTATTCATCCTTATCTGATGATGCTCCTAAACTTGGCATCTTTGCTACTTTAATTTTTACAGATCTTGTTATGTCTTCTCTTACAGTATCTGTATCTGGATTGTTAATATCGTCTTCTGCTTCTTTATCAGAGCCATATTCTTTACCAGTTTTAGTATTTGTTAATGTTATCTCAGCTTCACACTGGACAACAGGTACTTTTTTACCATCTACCTCTATATATTCGACTGATCCTTCTTCTTTAAATGACATATATTATTCCCTATTTATTTGTAACACAGAAAGCACGATATGTAACCTGTTTCCTGTGGCTGCCGTAGCCTTAATAACCTCACTTTCTTGTAAGACTATTGGCTGTTCTAGCAGTTCTATTGTTGCATTGGCAGATACAGTCTTAGTTTTAAACAAACTAAACACGTTTGAAGACGCATCTGTCAAGGTCAAAGTTATAGTATCAGCGTTTCCCGAGTCCTCAGATACTAAGATTGATTTTATTATACCAGTTGTTGATGCAGGCACTGTATATACTACGGTTTCTCCGTTAGTTGTTAAGTCTTTTTTAGCGTTTGTAAATACGTTAGCCACCTATAAACCAGGATACTCGTTCCTGCTCCTGTTTTACTTCATCTAAAAATGTAGAATTTAGTTGATCCTTCATAATAGTCAAAGCTCTGTTAATTTGTTTTTGATTTGATACATCATATTCTTCTTTTGGTTCTGGTAATCTTATATTAATTTTAGCCATTATCTTCTACCATCTGGTTGTACATCTAATTTAAGAGTGCCAAATCTCCAAGACTCACTAGCTGTATCATTTTCTATTTTAATATTTATATATCGTCCTCTTGCTCTAGTATCTTTTTTAATTGTAGTAGAGTTGATTGTAAAAGGACTTAATGCTGTATTAGTTTGAGTTTCTTGTGGGTATCTTTTTATACCTAATGTTACTTTAGCATTACCTGCCAACGATTTAAAATCAGGTACAAATCTTCTCATCTTCATAAACAGTTCTCCAGCGACTGCTGGTGCTATAGGGTTTCTAGATCTTTGTTCTATATCAATATCATATGATTTAATAAATGATGTAACAGCTGTTGTTGATCCATTTGGATTTACTTGATCTGTGCCTACTTCATGTTCAAACAATGTTGTTTGTCCTAATCCAGACTCACCTACAATTACAGGAAACGTACCACTTGAAGATACGTTGTATTTAGTTGCAAAAGGTTTTGGATATATAGTTGCATCAACCCAACTTGTTCTGGCTTCAGTGCCAGTATACCAGACACCACCAATCATTTTTATCATTGAGGATTCACCAAAATTAAGCACAACATATTTGTCGTTATAGTCAGAACCTGAACTTGGATACCACCAAATAACTTCTGTAAATAAATTATTTAATCCAGCATTAATTTGTTGACCTTTGGTAGTGTCGATATTTTCAAACACATGATCTTCAACTGTGCATGGTAATGATTTGACAGTACCATCAAATGCAAAGAAACCTTTTGGTGACATCCAATAGGCAACACCATCTATTTCTACAGCTGCATTTTTACCTATCAATCCACAATTTGTTCCTACTTGTTCAAAACCAAATGTAAATGGTGCACCAACAAATTTCATTGTATACAAAGCATTGTCAGTAAATATTAGAATTGTTTCTTTTGCTTTTAGTGCACCCATAATTTTTGTACCATCTTGTAATCTTTGTGTGCCTGCAGTGTTTGTTGCTGTAGGTGCGTAAGTATTAATTGCTTCTTGATCTGAGAATCTTATAAACATATCATCTTGTGTTGCTGTATTTCCAATTGTTGTTTCTGTTGCAAGGTGTATTAAGTGTCTTGTTGTTGGTGATACAAGTGTAATCCTACTTGCTGTTGGGTTATTATTAGTTTCAAAATTAGATGTAGTAGTAGAAGCTCTGTTGTTTAATGCTGAAGCAGCACCACCATTCCATGTAAATGTTTTACCATTTGCAATCGTTGCAATTAAAACTTCTCCAAAATTATCTAATGACCATAAACCAGGTTCTAGAGATACTTCAGAAGCTGTTGCAGCTTCACCCCAGTTACCATCACCCCAACCAGCAACACCCCAACCATATCCATATGTTTGTGCTCTTGGTCCTACAGGCTCGTAAGGTTTTATACTTAAACTACCGCCAGTTGATACTGTGCCAGATGCATTACTAGATTGTGTGATTGTAAACGTGCTTGACGTTGGAACCGTTATAACTTGAAAGTTTTTATCTTCAAAATCAGAATTACTAAAACCTGTACCACCTGGTAAAGTAACACTAGCTAATTGTACAATATCACCCACAGCTAAATTGTGAGCTGACTTTGTAATTGTACATGTAGGTGATCCATTTGTTGTTGCTATTGTTGCAGATGTTAGTGTTGCTTTTAATGGTGTAATATCGTGAAGTTTACCTTCAAAGTATATTAATAAAAATTTGTCTGTACCTATAGCAACATATCTATTACCTGTTAAATCTGTAAAAGCGTGCATTGCTCTTGATACACCTACTATAGTATCTGTAACAAGTGATGACCATCCACCAACTTTTTCTGGTAGGCCATATCTAAATCTAACATTATCAGAATCAACCCAACGGTTTTCTGCACCAGAGTCAGAAGATTGTTTGTCTATTCCGGGGAGAAATTTGTACTCAACAAGAGCCATCTGCTAGCTCCTATATTTTATCTTTGTATGCCCAGCCTCTTGTTGCATTTACATATACTAATGTAAAAGCTGAGCCATTTACACTAACAACTAAATTAGAAGCTGCCCCTAATATGTTTGAGCCATTTCTTGCAATTGTAAGATTGTTAGAATTAACATTGTTTCCACTATCAATAAATGTAACTTCATTACCGATAGCAGGTGATGCTGGTAGGGTTATGGTTACTGAACTATTAATACCGCCTGAAGATGTATCAACTAATAACTGATCTCCATCTACTGCAGTGTATGCTCCTGGTACTGTGTAGTACCCTTTGTTAATTAAACCTTTATTTACATTCGTACCATCTGAGTACACTAAAGATTTAGATCCGATTGGTAGAGCTATCCCGGTTCCTGATACGGTCTTAACTGTTAGTGTATAATTGTTAGAAGATCTAGCTGTAGCATCTTCGACAATAAAAACTCTTTCCGCAGAGTCAGGCATAGTTACTGTTCTATTAGCTGCTAGAGTGCCAGTAAGTTTAAAGTATAAATTTTTACCGTTTGATACGGCGTGGTTTGATAATGCCAAAGCTACATCACTAGCTGCTACGTCAATAGCTATATAACCACTAGCTGCTTGTTCTAATATTTGTAGGTTTGTATTTGTAATAGTACCCCAGGTTCCTGATTTTTCACCCGTTGTAATTAGTTCTAATTTTAAATCACTTGACGTGCTTGATGCCATAATTCTCCTATGGGTTTAATGGGTCAATAGGCACCCATGTCCCTGTTGCGTTTGGATCTATATCGTTCCAAGATACCACATTAACAGTACCATTGGCAAGATTAAATCTGTTGCCTGTAGGCCGAACTCCAAACCCTACTGTTGTATTTCCTATGCCAATATTGACTCTATTACCGTTTGGTAGCACCACAACGTTTTGAATACCTACTCCGGCAAAAGTCGTAGCTGAAAATGATGTAGCTCCAAAAAACATATTATGGTATCTCCGTCCAAGTTTGTGTTGCGTTTGTAGGCACTGCTTCCCACATTCTTAATGTTATATCAGATGTGCCTAACTTCAGTCCTTCACCAGAAGGTAGCGCTTTAGCTTTCGCTAATACAGTTACATCACTTGTGCCTATATTAAATCTCTTACCAGATACAATTGCAGTTGCATTTGCTTTGGCTGTTGCATTACCAAGAGCTACTTCAAAACCATTACCAGTAACAGATAAATTACACTTACCAATAATTGTAACATTACCTATACCGATATCAAATGCGTTTGATGCTATAGTTGGCACAGCACCAGCTTTTGTAGTAACCGTTCCTTTAGCTATTTCAAAACCTTTTCCTGTGACTGGCACATCTTTAGGTATGGAAGCTTGAGCATTACCTATACCTAATTCTAAACCGTTACCTACTAAGACTTCTCTAGCTTTACCAATAATAGTTACATTACCAGTAGATATATTTACTCGATTACCTGTGACTGAGAAATTAGCATCTCCAGCTATTGTGGAGTTACCAATGTTTACATTAATCCTTGATCCAAGGACATTGACGAAAGCGTTAGGATTAAACCCTACATCTGAAAACGCTGCTGCGGAAAAGGGGGTAGTTCCGAAATACATGCGAGATTACCTCGCTGTACATGGAGTGTTGTTACTTCCTACTAATGGTGCTTCTGCAAATGCTGCAAAGTAATAAGTTGCAGATGTGTTTTGATTTCCTCCAGTTGTTCTAAGTTTAAATCCATGTGAAAGAATATCAAGTGCTGTTGATTGTTCAGTAGCAGTAGTATCAGGAAGTAAATATTTATCTGTTTGGTTATAACCTGGTCTTTTAGTATCAACCAATGACCAGCTAGCACCTGCTGTATTTCTTTTCATTAAAACCCATGCAGGTTTAAAACCAGTGTAAACAAATGTACCGTCAGTATTATTATTTCCTCTATATACTCCAAATCTAGAAAATCCTGCTTTTTCAGCAAAAGCATAACAAATGTAGTTTTTGCTACTACCATTTGATTTACTATCAGTTCCTAAAGTTATTAGAGAAGAAGTAGGTGTGGTGCTATTAAAAACACCTGATGCTGCTTGTTCATTATTTGTAGTATTTAAATGAAAAACAGCAGCATTACCTAGAGCTACGTGATAAACAATCCAATCAGTGCTGCCATCAGTTCTATTTTTTATAAGCATAAATTTTGGTACAGCACCTAAACCATGACCTATAGTTGCAGTTGAACCTGTGCCAGTATAAGTCGATACTGAGATTCCAGCTGTCGTATTAACTGAAGTAGCTGTTGTATTTATAGATCCATCTGTGTTGCTAGAACCTGAACCACTTCCTGCACCTTTCCAGCTCCAAGATACATAATTAACGCTGTTTCCATTCCAACCACTATCAGCATTATTCAATGTAAATCCATCAGTATCAAAAGATGAAACACAACCTGCATTTTGAGCTTCTGCATTACCAGTATTTGATGTTAAAAAATAATCTGAACCTGTTAAAAGAGGTGAATGTATTCTATGTGAGTCTGTAGCACTTCTTGGTTTTATCCAAAGAAAATCAGGTCTAAAATTTACGCCAGTAATTGCATGATTACCACTCGCATTACCAGTATAAAGAACTGTATTAAAATGAAGACTAGATTTATCTATCGGTGAGTATGGCATTATTCGTTTAACCCCTTTGTACACATTGCAGTATAACCAGCTGGTACATCGTATTCAAAAACACCATGGTTACTTGCGTTAGTTCCAGCAGAAGCTACTGCTGTTGTTCCAAAAAACCCTTGACCAAAATTACATGATATTGTTCTAGTTCCACTTGTTCCAGCAACTGAAACTCCAAATATATAATAATCACCATAACTGCCTTGTAAATTTGATAAAGCATATCCTCCAGTTCCTGTGCTACCTGAGGTTGGGACTCCTGAATTTAAAAATACTCCATTTTTAGACCAATTCC